TTACAGAACAGAGAAATTATATTGAAATACCAGATCATATTATAGGAATTAATGGTATTTTCAGATTTGATGATAATACTATTTCCCAGAATATGTTCAGTATATCTTATCAGATATTCTTAAATGATGTTTATAATTTTAGTTCTATTGAACTACTTAACTATTCAATGGTTAAACAATATCTTGAGACCATTCAATTCTTAATTAGTCCAGATAAAAAGATTAGATATAATAAGAGAGGAAATAGACTTTATATTGATATGAATTGGAAAGATGCAACACCAGACCAATTCTTAGTTATTGATTGTTACCGAGTGTTAGATCCTAGTGAAAATACAAAAGTTTTTAATGATAGTTTCTTGAAGAGGTATATAACTTCCTTAATTAAGAAACAATGGGGTCAGAATCTCACTAAATTCCAAGGAGTTAAACTTCCTGGCGGTGTTGAATTAAATGGTCGTCAGATATATGAAGATGCTAATACTGAATTAGCTGAGTTAAGACAAAGAATGTCAACTGATTACGAACTTCCACCTCTGGACTTGATAGGCTAATGGCTTTAAATCCTTTCTTTCTACAAGGATCTGCATCTGAGCAGAGATTAGTTCAAGATCTTATCAATGAACAATTGAAGATTTATGGTGTAGAAGTATATTACATGCCTAGAAAGTTTATAGGTAGTGATACAATAATGCGAGAAAATATTGTTGCGAAATTTGATGATAGTTTTGCATTTGAAGCTTATGTTCAGAATTATGAAGGGTTTGCTGGTTCTGGAGATTTGATGACAAAGTTTGGTGTAAGAACCACTGATGAATTAACCCTTGTTATCTCTAAGGAAAGGTATGAAGATTTTATATCTAGTTTTTATACAGATGGTGATGGTGATACTAAATTAACATCTAGACCAAAAGAAGGAGATTTAATATATTTTCCATTATCAGATAGTCTTTTTGAGATTAAGTTTGTAGAACATGAACAACCTTTCTACCAACTTGGCAAACTTTATATGTATGAACTTAAATGTGAATTGTTTGAAGTTAGTGATGAAATTATTGATACTGGTGTCGTTGATATTGATGATAATCTTGAGGATGAAGGATATATTGCAACATTAACTCTTGCTGGATATGGTGCAACTGCATTATATTATACTGGTATAAGCACTAATAATGGTGTGAATACAATTACATTAATTAATGATGGTTTTGGATATTCAAGTCCACCTGTTGTTGCAATTAGTACTTCACCACATGGAGGTTCAGCTGCAAATGCAACTGCTGTAGCTATTACTACTGCAATAGGTGCTGGATCTACTTCATTCTCGGTTAAAGAGATTGTAATAACAAATAGTGGATATGGTTATACCCAATCACCTACTGTTACCATAAGTGGTGCTGGTGGTTCTGGTGCTATTGCAAGAGCTGGTATTGGTACTAATGTTGTTAGGATATTAAGAGATGGTACTCAGGCTGGTGGTAGTAAGTATGCACATACACCTACTGTTGCAATTAGTACTTCTCCAGTTGGTGTTGCGTCTGCAAATGCAACCGCTGTTGCAACAGTAGGTGCTGCTGGAACTGTAATGGATGTTAGATTTACTAATGCTGGTTTTGGATATACAGTTGCTCCTATTGTAACTATTCAGTCGCCAGGATCTGTAGGTATGGGAACTGGTAATTTCTTCTTGAATGAAATGATTAGAGGTCAAAGTTCACTTACTACAGCAAGAGTTAAGAATTGGGATGCTGATACAAATATACTTAAAATTGGGCATGTTGCAGGTAATTTTGCATTGAATGAAGTTATTGTTGGATCTGCAACTACTGGTGAATTCCCAGGCATGGGATCAACTGCAACTTATACAATATATAAGATTGGATTGGATGATCAATATGATGCATTTGCAGAAAATATTGTCATAGAAAATGAAGCCGATAGTGGTTTGGTTGATTTTTCTGAGACAAATCCATTTGGTTCTTTCTAAATAAGATATGACATACGACGATTACTATCTCCCTGAACTTGGAGAACCATCACACCCATATGATTCATGGCCTAATGCAAATGGCACTAATAGATATGCACCCCCAGAAAAAATGAAAGAATTAGAATCTATGAATCCAAGAGCAGAAGAAGAAGTTGCTGATTGGTTTACTGAAAAACCTGATGAAAGTGACGAAATAGAAAAAGAGAAATCTGTACATCATAAAGCATATGAGATTGCAACTTCTAAATACAATCCATTTGCTGTGGGTGGATCTGAACAACTTAAAGACAGGTAAAAAAAATGTTAGGTCAATACTTCTATCATGAAATTCTAAGAAAGACTGTTATTGGTTTTGGAACACTTTTTAATGGAATTGAAATTAGACATGATAATGACTCTGGTGGAGAAGTAAGTAGAATGAAGGTTCCATTGGCATATGGACCAATGCAGAAGTTTCTTGCAAAGATAGAACAACAACCAACAATACAAGGTAGACCTGCTATTACTTTACCTCGTATGTCATTTGAGATGACAAATCTTAATTATGACCCATCACGCAAAGCATCTATAACTCAAACATTTAAGAGTGGTAATACAGATAATGTAAAAAAAGTTTTTATGCCCGTTCCATATAATGTTGGATTTATGCTTAGTATTGCAACTAAGTTGAATGATGACATGTTACAAATAATGGAACAGATACTTCCATATTTTCAGCCAGGTCTTAACATTACACTTAATCTTATTTCCTCAATTAATGAAAAGAGAGATATACCAATAATTCTTGAAAGTATTAATATGAGTGACGATTATGAAGGTAGTTTTGATAATCGTCGTGCAATGATTACAACTATGCAATTTAGTGCCAAGGTTTACTTATTTGGTGCTGTTGCTGATAATCCAGATGGTCTTATTAAGAAAGTTAATGTTGATTACTTTACTGATACTAATAGAGTAACTGCAAAACGTGTACAAAGATATTCTGCAACTCCAAGAGCAACTAAAGATTATAATGATGATAATACTAATGCAATTAATAAGGCATTAGCCGCAGAACAAACAGTACTTTCTGTTAATAGTTCTGCTAACTTCTCTGTAGATGATTACATCACTATTAGTGGTGAGAATATGCAAATTAAGTCCATTAGTGGAAATGAACTTACCGTATACAGAGGTGTTGATGGAACTAATGTTATTGATCATGCGGATGGTTCTACTATAGATATAATCAGTGGATCTAGAGATGCTACATTACCACTTGCAGGTGATGATGCACTTATCGCTTCTGGTGATGACTTTGGATTCAATGAAATGTCTTCCTTCTTTGAGGATTATAAGACTTATTCCCCATCACAGGGTAAGGATGTTTAAAAAATGAAATTTGATGAAATTGATGATGCTCTTGAAATTGTAACGGATAAATCCGAACCAATTGAGATTGAAGATGTCAAATCTGTTAAATACGAGAAGGATGATCTTGATCGTGATTATGAGTACACTCGTGGCAATCTTTATTCATTAATAGAGAAAGGTCAAGAGGCTATTGATGGTATTATGGAAATCTCGCAAGAGAGTGGATCTGCCAGAGCTTATGAAGTTACTGGTCAGATAATAAAAAGTGTGGCTGATGCCACAGATAAATTATTAGACCTACAGAAAAAGGTTAAAGACATAAAGGAACCTAAAGATAAGGGGCCAAATAATGTAACAAATGCACTTTTTGTTGGGTCAACTGCTGAATTACAAAAACTACTCAAAAAGGGGAAGTTAGATGACTGATGAATTAAAAGAAGAAATTAAAGAGGAAAAGAAAGGCCCTCTTGGTAGACTGAAAGATAAGATTCTTCCAGACGAAGATGAACAAGCTGCTATCATTAGTACATTTGTACGTCTCGGCGTGTTGGTTTGGAGTGGCGGAATTTTGACTTTAAACTACGTGGCCATACCTGGCGTCCCTCAACAGAAAATAGATCCAACATTTATAGCTTCGGTTTTTACTGGGGTTCTGGCCAGCTTCGGCATTCAAACTGCATCCAAGAAGGGTGACGGAACAATGAAGATGAATGGTAATGGTAATGGAGCAAATGGTGGTCCTCCTCCTGTTACTGCAAAGGATATTGAAGCTATTTTAGCAAAAGCTCCTGCTGGTCCTGTTCAAACAATTCGTGTTGAACAAGCACCTCTTAAAATTACCACTGACGATAAACCTTACAAACTTTAAAATCATGTCTTGTAAATCAAAATTTAGTTTTAATACTATTGCTAATGTGATTAGTATTGCATCAGGAGTAACACTCGCTGGTATTATAGGCGTAGGATCATACGTTTATATAAACAAAGATGCAATCATTGAGAATCTTAAAAAAGAAGCTATAGAATCGGTAATGAGTAATATGGGTGGTGGTGCTATAGGTGGTGCTCTTACTGGTGATGTAGGTCTTCCTGCTTCAGATTCTGGTGGTTTAGGACTTCCTGTTCCAGGCATGCCTTTCTAGTGGACTTACAAAAAATAACATCAACAGGAACTGCCGTCGCTGTAATAGGTGGCGGTACTTTCATGGGTGGTAATTATGCAATCGATCAGGCAACTGGTGGACCTGAGAAAAGAGTCAAAGCAAAACAATCAGAACTTCAACTCATAGTAAGAGAAGAAGTTCGTAGTGCTATATCGGAGATGCTACCTACATCAACAGGTGGTGTTGTTCGTATAGATACACCAGGCGATTATAGAAAGGAGGTTCCTAAATGATTTTTTCAATGTTAAATGTGGTAGATGCTTGGAATGAGATCTCATGGGCAGATGCTATTCCA